GTAGAACGCTGTGCTAAAAAAACCGCTTCATCTTGATCCTTCTTTTGAATATTGCATCGTCTACACGCAGCAACCAGATTGTCCAACGTATCTTCGCCGCCCTTGACCTTTGCAATCCGATGATCCACTTCATTAGCTGTGTCGCCACAGTAAGCACACGTATAAGCATCACGTCTTAGCACCTGTATCCTTATCTTCTTCCAATGAGCAGTAGCTCTATATGGCTTCAATGACATAGCTTATGGTTTCCAATAACAATCGTTGCATTGGTAATTGCCTGTTTCAATTATGTAATAACATTCAATGTCTTGTCTTTTATTATCACAATCTTTACAGCTAATTAGTGCCATCCTTTATCCTTCCAATGCTGATATGCCTTACACGCACAACCATCATATCTATGCTTAACATATTTTAAATGTACCTTTACTTGCTTATATGGATCTAGTGTGCCATACCACTTAGAGCGCATCTGTCCTAATCCATAATGGCTACCATTCTTAGCCTTATAGTTCCATCTACTCTCATGATGTATAAGCCAGTTATAGCATTCAAACTGCTCCCATTCCATTTGATTATACGCATACAATTTAACATTCATAATATGATAGCTGCGCTTTTCAGCAGCGTTAGTTTGTAATGTTTGCAGCGGCAGTAGTGCAATTGCTAATCCAGCAATAAACATAGCTCTTGCGAATGCTTGCTTGCCGTGCAAGCTGCCTTTCAGGCTTGCTGGCATGCTAAGCATACTCATAGTGTCAAATCTATTTGTTATTTGTGCGTAACCTTGGGCGTGTTGCATGCCTCGCAGTAATCTCTTTTTCCATATATCCATAGTCCACATCCTTTGCAACGATGTATTAGATAAGGTTCAGTAGCCACTTGCCTGCAATAAATATACCAAGTCAGCCAAGGTGAGAACAGCAACGTATTGCTCAACGGATTTTTCACCCTGACCATTTAGACGTAGAACACCCACGCCCATCCCTTTGTTTGCTTTGCGATCATGAAGTTGGCGCATAAGGCCAGACAAATCTAAGTTTGTCCTAGCCTTGATTTCAATGTCCAGGCCATCTATTCCGGTGATGTCTGAGCCATCTCTACCAGCTCCAACAGGTAGTGCATGCTTCCAGCCTTGCGCTTGCAGATATTCTGCTACAATACGCTGCGTTGCATAGCCTCGGTGCTTGCGACTTTGATTACTCACTTAGTTAGTCCTAACTTGGCATGTGTGGCATTTGCAAGGTTTCGTAGACCCAGCCGTTATTGGCTCATTGCAATTGTCGCACACGTCAAGTGTTTTATCCATTACTAACACATTAATCACCCCGCTATCAATTCTTCATCTTCTGGCCTAAATGACCATGTTCCATCTTTGCCTAGCATCATCCATATCATCTTGCAATGCTCAGCTTTACGCTTATATGGCAATGAACAACCCCAGCCACGATATGCACCTTTAGCCCCTGTGCCTTCCCTTAGCACACGCGCGCCGTGTTGACAAGTAGGCAATGGATGTGCTCCCACTTTCTCAGCTAATAGCTCTAAAGCGTTGTCAAATACAGGATCTAAATCAGCCGGTGGCTCAATAGTGGTATCCCATACTATTTCCGCTGTTGGATTTGTTGCCTGTAAAAACTCTTTATGACTTTCTGTGCGTACACGTATTGGAGTGTCTGACTTAGCTTCATTAACCTTAGCCATTTCAAGGCTGCTTGCTCGCTTTCCTTTAGCACTAAGTCCGAGATTAGCCAGGCATCTTCCAATTGCGCTAGTTTCGCAATTCTCAAACCAAAAATCGCGATCAACACCCCTATCCTTGCGAGCACCGCGCGCATAACCAATAGCGGAAGCAGCAGTATCAACGTGGGTACGATAAGCAACTGCCTTAAATATAACAATGCCTTTTTCTTCGTCATTGGTAATGAGTTCTGTGAGTATTGAGCCGTCTTCATAGGTTTCATAAAATTTGTGTATCCTCGTATCTACATCTTCATAGTTTGCTAAATTAAACATCTAGTGTTTCTCCTTTTGCATAGTCAATTTGTTCCTTCAAAGTCCAAGTGCTGCCATCTGGCCATTCTTGAACTTCATTGGCGCAAGATTGGCAGTAATGCCTGACAATCAACTTGCCATATCGCTTGCTAGTTATTTGCCATACAGCTTGGGTTTGTCCACGTAAACTGTTAGTGCCCCATCGGCCTTTGCAGTAATCACACCAAGTTCCCTTAGGTGACCTAGAAAGCATTAAGATCATTCCAATCCTTGACGGCAAGTTCTCCGGCAATGGCGAAGTAGGCAACGGCATCCACCCAAGAATCGTGATTTGATTTAGTTTCCATGATTCTTGCAAGCTTGACCAATGCCATACAGATTGCAATGTCCATCGGCTCAATTGGTCTTTCAAAGTAGGATTCCCACAGCTTTGCCGTTCGTAACATAGTTTGGTCGTAATGACCATGCGTTGACCCTCTGTTAATGATTGTGTCGTTAGCATTAGTCAAAATGTCTTTCGCTCGCAACTGTTTTCCCTCGCCTGTACCCATCTGCCCAGCCTTCCTTATATCCTTTTTCCTTAATGAATACACCGATTGTGTATGCACTTAACACAAATAGAAAACACCATAACGCTAACTCAAGCAAACGCATATCATTCAACATCTGCACTCACCCCATGTACATCAAGAAAATAGGCAGCAAGAACAGCGCGACTTATTCTGCCGCGTTGTTGGCTCATGCCTAGTTTCTTTTTAGCGTAATCACGTATGTATGAAGCTCGCACAAAGTGTTTGCCATCGGTATACGCACCCGACTTACGATCATACTTAATCGTCATGCCCTAAACCCCTTTCAAATAGGATTTCAAATCCTATTTTGAAGGGTTTATATGCTATTTGTCAAGATACGACACGCCATCATAGTTATCCATATGATCATCAATTGTTCTATGGATTGGGAAAATATCCTCAACCATATCGCTTGCCTTCAACCAGGAAGCTGCCATCTTTTTCTATTGGAATAGCTACTGGCTGGACACGCTTTCGGTCTATATAAATGATTCCAAAACCTTTTTGCCAGTTAAACGTTCCACGTGTGTAATAGGCTTGGCTCTCATCCATCAAATGTCCAACTTCAAAGCCTGTCAAAACACCCCTTAAAACGCCCCCAGAAGCCGTTGTAAAGCTTGAAATCCCCTGTCTATGGGTATGACCACAGACCACCGATAAACCATGCCTCTTAGCCGATTCTAGGGCCGTTAAACCCCCTTGTGGCTTGGTGCTCTGTTCATCACCATGAACCATTACCCAGCCATCATGGAACTGATATGGCTTAGTATGGTAGGTAATGCCTAAATCATCCAGGTGTAGAAACTTCTCTATAGTCAATTCAGGCAGACCAATGAGCCCAGGCAGGCGCTTGCTTAGTGAGTTGTAAAGCCTTGATCCGTGATTGCTTCGGCTGAGATGTCGTACTTGAAGCTCGGCGAGAACACGCACAGTTTCGTCACGATCTCTACCAATGCTTCCTGACCACTCATCCCTACCGGTTGACCACCGGCTAATTGTCTGGAAGTCAATCTCATCGCCCACACATAGAACGTCATCAGGTTTGTATTTCCTGATGAACTGTGCGACATTCTTAACTGCTTTCTTATCGTGAAAAGGTACTTGTAAGTCTGATATGACTACAATTCGCTTAATCGTCATCCTCATCTTCATCTTCATATGGAGAATGATTAGGATTCTGTATTACCCAATCAGGTAAACGCAACTGTTCTTCAATGTACCAGCGCGCCCTATCTTCACCATATCCAGCACGAACTAAGGCTTCATAACATTCAACAATAGATGCAGCCCATATATCTATGGGTAGCAAAATGTCAGCCTTTGTTCTACGCGCAGCGGCTTCTTTCCGCTTACGCTTAGCGGCTTGTTCGCTTTTTGATATTCTTCTTGCGCTCATGAGTAAGCAATTCTAAGACCATTGATTCAAGTTTATCTATGCGCGACACGATGTTTGATGCCTCAAGTATTGCTGGCACTTCATGT